CTTGGCGTTGTTATTGGGCTTAGCATTGTTGTTGGGCTTGGCGTTGTTATTGGGCTTAGCATTGTTGTTGGGCTTGTTGTTGCCATTGTTGGCAGGCTTGGCGTTGTTGTTGGGCTTGGCGTTGTTACCACCGTTCGCCGCACGCGCCTTGTTAATAGCGTCAGTCGCTAATTTGAGAGCGATCTCACGGAGCTTCTTGGCACCATTGTTGAGAGCATTGTTCGCGGGCTGGTTATTGTTAGCCATAGTCGTAATATACTAATTAGTAAGATTATTTTTCCTCATACCTTTTTTTTTCAATACATTTTTCAATTCAGCCATAAGTGCCGCACGCTTGGCATTTACGGGAGGTTTCCTGGGTGGTGGTGGAGGAGGGGGAGGAGGAGGGATAGGTGGACCACCCCCAGTACGCATAGTCATTTGAGGAATGGGACCTACAATAGTTCTACATACCCGAATAACTTGCTGAGCATTTTTTACACTATTCTCAAAATTCAATCTAATTTTGGCGCGGAGTTCCTTAGCAGTTAGTTTCACCCGCTTTCCACGGACGTCTTTGGTAACTCGTAGACCCGCCTTCTTAGCCTTCTCCTTGAGATCTTTGTACTGCATATTACTATAAACAATTATTTTTTAAAGAATATGAAATATTCTTCACTTCCCTGAGTATTATCAACAAACTGTTTAATACCTCGTACTGGGTTGATGAGAGCTTTAGTAAATCCAACACGACGACCTATAGTTGAAATGTGAGAGGGTGGTAAAAGGTACATACTATGTCCATTTGTTGTAAGTTTTCTATTTCTAGAATGTTTTTTCATTCCCAATGGTACATTATTTCCGACGTATTTGCTTACATCCCAATCATTAGGCCAATTAACACCTTTTGCAGGGTAAAAGGTTTCATTGTATCGTACCCAGTTTGAAAATATACTACTTGTCCACCACGAGCTATATACGAGATTAGGATAAAGTACGTTACAATGCCCAAATTTATCGGAACGAATGGGTAAATCTGTATTTGATGCAGTCTGATCACACCCGTCACATATGTTATTGGGATCTACACCATGAAAAATAAATGTCCCACCGGGCCTGAGCCAATTGTACACATTTTCAATGAGTTTTTGAGTTTGATCCGTGTATTGTCCAGCGCCATACATACACGCTATAATATCATGTGATTGATCTCCCCATGCTTTACGATCAAGATAATTACCTTGAACTAGGGTTAATCCGGGGTTTTTGGAACGCGCCTTAGATATTTGGTCAATAGATAAGTCCATACCAGTTGTAACAGATTCTGGCCATATATCTTTCCATAGATTTAGATGATTACCCGTACCACACCCTAAATCTAAAACACTTTCGGGTTGAGTATTAACGTTTTTTGAAATGTATAATACTTCGGATTTGTATCTCTTTTTATCATACCAAATCATGTCGTATAATTTAGAATAGTCTTCGTTATACGTATCTTGACATTTGTGATTACTTTGTACCATATAAAAATAAACCAAGCTGATTAAAATTATGAATATCACAATCATCTACATTCTCACAATAAATATAAAATTTAAAGATAACGAACTTATAATTCTTAAGATGAGTGATGTTAATGAACTGAAAGTTATGATTAATCGTGTACTTCTCCCAAGAATACGCCAACTTGAGAACGAGGTTTCATCTTTGAGAAAACATACGTGGCCATATGTACAAGCTCGCAAGGAACATAACGAACTCGATGATATGGAGGCCAAGATACAATTTTTCAAAAATCTGGACGATGACACAATCAAAGAACTTCTAGAAATCAAGTCTAGACTGCGTAGAGGTTCAAATCTTCAGCACAGAGAATTTGATGTGATTACATATAGAAATCTAGAAAACAATTTCTGTTAATACTATATACGATGAATACAGTAGCGTTATCTAGTGCTTCATCTACTTCAGCTGGTGTAGTAATTTCATTGTTAGTGATGACATATTTAGCTGAAATGGACGGCTCGTTACCAAAAATAGCCCTAGCATGCTGTGCCTGTTCAACCTGCTCGGGTGCGATTAGGACTATACAGTATTTTTTACATGGTGTAGCTGGTATCAAGACATATTATCGGATACAATAATAAAATCTCAGACTACATTAAATCACTCACTATGGGTGCTGCGATGTCTTCTCTTTGGTTCTTCATCAGTCCAATTCCTGATGTATCAAACAAGGGTAAGTTCAAACAGGTTTCGTCATTCATGATGTTTATCAGTTGTATGTTCACAATGATCTTGATTTACTGGGGTAAGCAATTCTATGATGTGCACCCTGGATTCCCCGTTCCATTTCCACCATGGTTTTTCCCTGGTATGTTGATACTTTGTTGTTGTTGTTGCTGTTCGACCCTAAAACTATTGGGTCAGGCGAGAAAGATGGGTAACAAAAAGTAAATTAGAAGAAGTTATCGGTGCGATACATTTTAACCCCAAATGAACCAGTCTTACCAGTTATTGAGACTGTTTCATTTCCATATAGTTCCTGACACCCTATATCGTCCATACAGTCTCTAGTATTATGACTTACTGGTACGGGGTAAATTTGTTGACCGGGTGTAGTCGTGTAGTAGTGATACCTATCACGTCTACCACGAACCTCTTTACCATATAATGGCATAGTGGTTTCACCTGGACCCGTCAATATCCCCATTTGTTGCATCTGTCCAGGTTTATACTTTTTGATGGGTGGTCCTCTAAACTCTGGTTCGCGACGCACACTTACTGGGCGAGGTGTTAAGGGAAGTTGAGGTTGTGTCGGGACTTTCACAACCCTAGGGTTATACCACATGTAAACGAGAGCAAGTACCAATGCAATGAGGATACCCGAAAGCATGTGAGTTTTCGTCTTGTTCTTCATTTATTATAGTTAAGGAAAATCTTTCCGATAAAGGTATGAAGATACTAGCGATAGACATCGGGTATCACAACATGGGTATAGTTTTAGCTGAGTCTTTAAGTGGACCGAAGATTGTAGTTGAGTACATGAAAAAGGTAAGTTTAGAAGATTACAAGTATTTGAAGACCAATGACTTTGTTGACCTGGTTCCTTTATTTGTAGAGGATCATCAGCATCTATTTGATGCGGCTGAGAAGATACTAATTGAAAGACAACCCCCGGGTGGATTTACGAATATTGAAATTCTTTTACATTACATGTTCAAAGATAAGGTTAAACTTGTTTCACCTGTGAGCATGCATACACATTTTGGTATAAGGCATTTAGACTATGAAAAGCGTAAAGAACGGACTGTATCACTAGCCCAAAAATTTTTAAATGAGGAAATTCCGTATGAGAGGAAGCATGATATAGCTGATGCTATGTGTATGATCATGTACGACAACTTCCATTGTACAACCCACATATTCGATCGTTTTAGGTATCATCCACCTTCTTTAAAGATTTAATCTCATTATTCATGATAATGATTGAATTCTTGATGGCTTCCATTGCGGCGAACATTTCATTTGTGTTTCCGCGGTCAATGAAATCCTGAATATTTTTTAGGTTATGGTCAATTGACTCTTTACTAAGACGAGCATTGTCTTCAATTTTCTTTTTTGTTTCCTCAAGACGAGTTATTTTATAGTATATTGAGTCTCTATCACTCATGAATGAATGCGTTAAACTTTTGATTTCCTTTTTGAGATCATCTTGATGTTTATAAAGTTCGATACGGGGAGTTTTGGATCGCCCCTGATCAATATCCTTTTGGATCTCATGTATCTTCACAGAAACCAAGTTCTTTTCTTCATTGAATGTGTTAAATTTTTCCTCTACTATCTTCTCGAGACGACCAATTTCTTCTTCAATTTTGGTATCCATTATATGATGTGGACAATTTATTTTGAAAATAATCTGTGCACATAATAAATGCCGAGTGCTAAGCAACTTCAGGATGCGCGTAAAAAGTTAAAAGCGACGCCTAAGCCCAAGGGTAATTCACCTAGGATACCTTCTGCGGCTCTTCTTCGTATTATTAAAGCGGATCCCACGATCAAGCGCAATAAACAGTTTGTGAAACGTGTCCGTGAGTTAATTAAGAATGGTAAGTAACTACACCTTTCCAAATGTAATTTTCTTACCATCCCAAACCTTGAATACATCTCTGATTATGTTATCAAAGTGACCTAGGCGATATTGAACTATACCCCAAAGAACAAAGAACACAGTCTTTGTGAGATGATTGATTTCGTTCTCTTCCATTTTATAGATAGGACCCACAACCCTACCCATAAAAGTCTCTTCCTTCGCCTGACCCGTAATAGCCATCTCTGCTTGAGTCAATGCACACGTGTCATCATTTACGCTCCAATGATAAAAAATAAATGGAATTAAAATTGAGTAAAATTCTAAACCTCTCCTGTCATTGGTAAAGGGTACAACTAGGATAGCTATAAGAAAAACAAGATGAATCATAAATATAATATTCATCCTTAATATAAGATGAGTGAAGAAATTAATATGGAAGAAACATGGAATGAGTACCATGAGAATATACTTCGTCAATGGGGTGAGTCCTCTGCGTGCTACAGGTATATGCATCATCGGGCGTTCCTTATGTTCAAAAAATTGTCTCTTCGTTTCAATTTACCGGTAATTGTGTTATCAACGATAACGGGCACGGCTAATTTTGCCCAGTCCACATTACCACCAAGTATTCAACCAGCTGCACCGTCTATAATTGGTGGTTTGAATTTGATCGCTGGACTCATAGCTACTATAATGCAGTTTTTGAAAATCCAGGAACTAATGGAAAACCATCGTACAGCTGCTTTAGGTCATGGTTCTCTATCGCGTAACATTAGGTTACAATTGGCTTTACCCCGTGATGAACGTAAGAAAGAGGGTCTCAAATTCGTGGAAGAATGTAAAACTACATATGATTCTCTACTTGAACAGTCGCCACCTATACCCAAGCACATTCTGCTCAACTTTGAGAAGGACTATCCAATTGATGGTATATTTACCAAACCTGAAATCCTAGATGTGCGACCAATCCCATTCTTAAAGCCTCCTAAGACTACTACACCTATACGAGCTATGACCGAAGATACTCCATTTGAAAAGATCGGTAGAATGCTTTCACCTACTGAGGAGGGAGAGGAAGAAGAGGTGGAGGAAGAAGTTGTGATTGAAGAGGAAGAAGAGATAGACGTCGAACAAGGTACGCCAAAAGAATAAACATCAATAAATTGGTAAGGATTGTGGATACAATGAATGGTAAAATTTTCCTTCTTAAAGGTTTTACGATTCTATCATGTAGTGCGTCATTTTTGAGTACCAAATCTATGGCCTGATTAGTAAGATCATCAATGGATTCCTTCATTAAAATAGTCGAGCAAAAAAAAAGACCGGTTGTAGCTACAATCCATGAAAAACGGATAGATCTGATTCGTAGGTATATCCGTGAAGGTAAGAATGTGTTTATATGTGGTCCAATCGGTGTGGGTAAATCGTTTATATTAGAGAGGGTTCTAGAAGATACAAATCATATTGAATTACTACCTCACCATTTAAAACGTGATTCACATTTTTTACCATTTATTAAACCATCAACAAAACATGTATTTATAGACAATTATGATAGTGTTTTCAAACCCATCATAGAACAGGTTTCAGATGGTAACAAACTTACACGAGCATCTTTGATTGTGACGACAACTACCATGTGTATGTATCCAAATTTCGAAACTGTTATAATTCCTAAACACAAACCTGATGTTTTATTGTCCCTAACCGATAATCAAGGGAGGGAGGCATATGAAGCAGCAGTTAGGTCTCAAGGAAATATTCGCAACTTCTTCACATATCTGGAAGGGTACGATGAAATGGATGAGTTTAAAACCCCTAAAGAGTTTATAGCTGACATTTTGAGTGATCCGGGACCTTTAGAAATTCTAGATAGTATCGCAGAGCATGGTCACATGTGGGACATCTTTCAAGAAAATTACATCGACTCAAAGGGTGTAGATATACTGGAGTGTACAAACTCGTTTTCTCATGCCGATATATTCGATACGTATATATACCAGTCAGGTAACTGGAACTTGATGCCCTACTTTGTGTTACACGCATTAACTGTACCCAAATCAGCTCTCGGAGAACCTTTGAACAGGGATAAGATACGACCTGGCTCATGTTGGACTAAGTTGGGAAACTACAAAATGAGGAAACAAAAATTCTCAGAAATCCGTAAAAAATCAAGAATTGGTTTGGGGGTTGAAGAATTGTGCCTATTAAAGAAGTATGCGGAAAACGGGGATTTAGAACCCCTACTTGAGTATAAAATAACCCCTCAAGATTTTGACGTCATCAATCATCTTGCTGTCGGAAATGGCTTAAAATCAAAGGACGTAACAAGAGTAAAGAAAGCCTTGAAGAATGCCTACGACCGAAGATGAAACGAAAGAACAAGAGGAGAATGACTGCATCAAAGTTATTGGTAATGAGTTGTTGTTCTATGGAGATGTAGACAGGGAAAATACTCTAGAGTTTGTAGAGAAATTCAAGAAGCTTGAAATTGAGCTCCTAAAGAAGATGGCAGAACTTGTTGGGTACGAGCCAATGATTCGTGTTCATATCATGAGTGAAGGTGGTGACGTGTACGCTGGCCTAAACATGATGAATGTTCTGGAACGATCTCGTGTGAAGGTAGTCACTATAGCTCAAGGAGCTTGCTGTAGTGCAGCAACCTTTGTACTTCTTGGGGGTTCTGAGAGGCGAATGGGGAGGAACGCATACCTTCTCATCCACCAAATCAGCACAGAAATGTGGGGTAGCTTCAATGATCTCAAACATGAATTGAAGTCAACAGATAAACTTATGAAAATGCTCAAGGATATGTACCTCTCTAAGACGAAAATTCCTGAAGCTAAATTCAAATCCTTGATGAAAAAGGATATCTATCTACCCCCAGACAAATGTCTCAAGTATGGAATCGTTTCCGAGATTGAGTAATAGTCGTGTGACGTTTATACAACCCCAAAATACACAAAAAAATGAAAATTATACAAAAAGTGTTTGCATTCAATGGCATAAATGTGCTTTCTGGAGGCCTAAGTCGTTCCATTCTACCATAATTTACAACCGGTAAATCCGACATCTACTTAAAACTGATATTTTATTATCGTACAATGGAACGCCTTATCAAACAAGACAAACACAACCGCGACCGCTACATTGACATCAAAGTTGAGGACTTGAAGGATGGAACTGCGGATATCGTGAAGATCTCTGGTATCGTGGGGAGTGACAAGTTTTCCGAGTCACGAACAAACGTCAAAACTGGTTACGAAAAGGCTCTCAAGAGAGCCCAAACCATGTGGAACAATGAGCATACCAAGTGTAACCAAGTGTTGCCTATGCTCGCCAACAAGTGGGAAGATCGCCAGAAATACATCTCTGAGCCGTTCTACGTTCAACCCAAACTTGATGGCGTTCGCCTACTTGTCTCCAAAGACGGTGGCATCTCAAGAACTGGGAAGATTATCCCCGGAACCGAGGTTCTTGGTAAGGGTCTTGAACCGGGTCAATACGTTGACGGTGAAGCGTTTGACCCTAACCTCAACTTTGAGGAACTTACGAGCACTTTCAAGACTGACCCTCTGAAACTCAAGTTCCACGTGTTTGATTTCTTTGATCTCAAAGCTGAAGCCCTTGCTAGGGATAAGATGACCTTCGAGCAACGTTGGGAGTATGTCAAGGATTCTATCTACAATCCTCATTACGAATATGTCAAAACGACACTCGTAAAATCCAAGAAGG